TACAAATTATAATGGGTATCGTTGATACTGTTAAAGGTGCTATTAAAGGGTTTACAGAACAAGAGGGTGGTCTTGGTAAAAAGATTATGGCTGGTATATTCGGTGGATTCAGTGGACTACTACAAGGATTAATTGGTATGCCCTTAGATTTACTTAAAGACGGTATTGCATGGTTAATGGGTAAGTTTGGATTTGATGATAGTGCTGAAGCCCTTAAAAGCTTTTCATTTAAAGATATGATCGGCAAAATCTTTGATAAAATTAAAGGAGCAGTATTTGGTATTATAGAATGGTTTGGAACACTATTTAGTGATCCAATGGGTGCACTTAAATCGCTTGCTAGTGGTGTAGGTGATATGATGAAAAACTTCTATGGTGCTATACTTAGACTTATTCTACCTGATCCAGCTGGAGAAGGTTCATGGTATAATCCAATGAATCTTATTCAAAAGGCTATTCCTGATTCAGTATATGAATTTGCAGGCCTTGATCCAGAGACAGGCGTAAGGATTCCAGAACCAACTGATCAAATCGAAGGAGCTGGCCCTCAAGTTATGACAGGTGAACAACTTAATGACACATCTACTGAGAACCAAACTATTAAGGAAGAGTACACTAAAGAAATAGTAGTACAACAGGTTAATAACCAATCCAATACAACTACTACTACAACCTCATTCAGTAATACTAGAGGTTCTAGAAAACGTAGAGATCTAAACCTAGCCAATCAGTAAACAAAAAAAGGGACCCGAAGGTCCCTAAAAAGCGGTCTGGTTTACGATTTATCAGATTCGCCCCAAACTCTTATTATGAGTTTGCCAATTTAGCAAAATAGCTGAGTGTATCTTCATCATCAGAAGACGCTTCTGCTGTAGGTGCTTCAGTGGCTGCAGCCTCAGGTACAAACTCATTCGTTGTAACTGATGGTGCTGTTTCCATATAGGATTCAGCAGTTGCTCCGGCAGTAACCCCAAGAACTTTATTCAACTTGGCTTTTAGCTCATCGTATGTTTTATAGTTCTTAACGTCAAGGAAATCACTCAAAGAATGTAACTGTCCGTATACATCTTCTAGCATTCCTTCATCTCCACCATGTAGTGCAGTTGGTGCTGCAAACTCTGACTTATCATAGTTTACCCAACCTTCTACTTTACGAATCTTAATTTTAAAATCCGCACCTTCCCAGAAATCGTATGGATTTACTGGTTGCTCATCTTCAAATTGTGGTTGCATAACATCCATAATCTTATCAAAGATTTTCTTACCAAATTTATAAAGGAATACTTTACCTTCATTCTCTGGGTTAGATGGATCAGACACGACCATAATGTTTGACACATAATGTAAACGTCTTTTTCTATCACGAGCGGTAGCTTTATCTTCATCTCGACCAGTATTCCACAGTTCTGAATTCATTTCAGAAACTGGATCTTGCTGACCAACAGAAGTTAAAGAATTTTCGATATACCAGAGACCAGTAGGGCCTTTAAAGCCATGATCCCAATATCGTACCCAAGGTAAATCCTCTCCCTCTTTCTGAGGTAGGAACCTGATAACGGCATAACCATTACCCGCTTTATCCCTTTGGGGTGCCCAAAATCTATCGTCGCCGTAACCCTTTGATTCTGACTTTGGTGATGACACAGCTTCAGCTGCTTTAACGAGTTTGTCGATTGACGAGCCTCGTGAGCTCTTTAAGTTTGCAAATGACATAATATTTCTCCGTATTGCGTTGTATTAAGGTCTAAGACCTTTTCTGTTTTATCCACTTTATTCATAATATATATCTATTATACCATATTTCTATGGTTTTGTAAAGGACTTTCTGATTAATTGTGTACATTTACCAGAGTCGTACTTCACGAAGGGTTGATACTTGGTAACCTTTCGGAATATACCAGGCCATGAAATGGTTTCTGTTATACTCTTTTGGGCACCTTGCATAAACCCAGTTAAGGAATTAAGAATAACTACCGTTTGTAACGATATCTCTTCTTGCATCCAAAGCGTTATAATCAGAGGGGGTTGATTATGCTCTTTAACGATTAATAAATCATCAAAGGTTAAATCGTTGCTCTCTGAATATTCTGCAAGTGTATTTATATCAATTGAAAACACACGATGCAGTGATTCTTTTATTCTTTTATGCTCAAGGTAGTTTCTTTCACCATCAGTATTAATCATATCACCAACATATGATACATCATTAACAAAGTTTGCAATGAGGTATTCAGTGATATCTTTACCGTAGTGTTTACCTAATTTGGCAAAGAAGAATTTGTCTCTTCGTTTAAAAAATGATTGAGGTTTAACTGAGGTTTTAAAATTATACTTTATGGCATCATAGCCATCTGTCTCAAAGTGTAATTTTAAAGACTGATATAACTTATAAACATCATATGGATCATTCATTCTAGATAGGTAGTTTATTTCCCTTCTCCGCTTCAATGAGGTTTAAACCTGACGCCTCGGCCTCTAATTTGGCCTTAAGTGCATCACTTAGTAATCTCTTAATATTACTATAGTCCATCCCTCTTTCTTCTATTACATAAGTCATAGCGTCTATATAACTCATATTGTTTTTTGCGACTAATGTTTCAACTGCTGTAGTGAATCGTTTTTTAGTCATTATTTTCTGTTCAAGATCTATCATTATACATTGATGTCTCCCACCTTAAGTAATATGCAGTCGGCATTAATTCTACCATTAGGTTCTTTAATCACTGTAGTAAAAGTATCCCATACTTTCATTGACTGAATGATTGTTTTGTTTATAATAAGAGGTAGTGCCTCATCTGGTTTTCTAAGTTTTGTCTGCTTACTTAGTGCGGGATTAAAATTCTTAATAGATGTACCCTTAACTTCAAATCCCTTAGGTGAATCGGTTACGTACATTGATAGAGCTCTTGTCTTAGTGTTAAATACATATAAGGTATTTTTACCTGGGATCATTACTGGATTAAGTGATGTGCACTTATACTCAATGTCAGATGGTTTATACTTAAGCTTTGCAACTTGTTGATCAGATGCCTTTGGCTTTTTAGCCCTAGGTATTTTAATTGTTTTATTATTAGCCTTAAGTCTATCAATATCTTCAATAGTCTTTTCGAGCAAGGTAATCATTTTTTTCTTATTACCTTTAGTGATATGTGAATAAGCCTCTTCAGCCTGTTCGCATGTCTTGTTATATGCATCACTGATACAGTCGAGTTCGAATTCCATTCGTTCTCTAAACATCTTTATTCCTGCACCTTTAATTTTATGTGTGGCTAGTAAACTATATGCAGGGAATTTAATATTATCAAACTCACCATCCATCCATTTGTCTACGACCATCTCATCAAAATCACCCATAATAGTTTGAGCAATTTTTGTTTTCATTCTTTCTGCAGGTGATATAACAACTTTAGCAGGTTCAGCTTTCTGAATAGCAAGTAGTTTTTTACCTTCTTTAAGAAGTTCAGTTAGTCTTTCTTTAATTCTATCATGAACTGTATTGCCCTCAAAGGCAAATTTATCTAATGGTAATCCAGCATTAATACATCGTATATTATTACCAATGCCTTGATTAAGTTTCCAGTTTTCTACCTTTTTAAGTGCTTGGATATCTTTCTTTGAAAACCCTAACACCTTTTCAGCGTATAGTATTACTGCAGGAGCATTACTTTTCGCATTATTGAAATAGTTAAAATAGTTAGATGCTTTATGATAAGCACTATTTAACTCTTCCTTAGTTTTAAACTCAACACCATGATAACTAGGTTCATCACCTAAATATTTGTCTTCTAGTGAAGGTCCTCTACGCTTAGCTTTTGCCATTTAATACTCCTTTTTTAATAATATAACCATTATACCATAGTTTAGATATAATGTACAGTGTTTATTCACCTGTTCGGGTATAATCCTTAATACCTAAAACATAATTTTCAGCCGCACTCTCTGCATACCCTTCGTTATGTTCTTTAAACCATTCAATTCCTAATGCGTTATCGTTAATATACATTCTAATACCAAAGTGATGGTCAGAACCAACAGTTCGTAAAACTTCTGCTTTACGATTGTTAAACTTTCCGTCACCATGATAAGAACTTAATAACATGTATTCATTTTTCATTTGTTGTTCTCCAACATTTCTTTTAGCTTGATGTATGTTAATACCCTAATTTCATCTCTTGTCAAATCTGGGTATTTTTTTCTTAATTCTTTACGAACTTTATGCTTTTTGTCTGAGTCTTGAATCAGTAAAATAGCACCTGCAAATACGTATATAAAAAATACTATTCCTACTAGTGATAATACAGTTGATATTACTTCCATTTTATTTACCTATGTGTTTAACGTCACCCTTTGGTATGACTTGATATGCACCTTTATTATATGCTGGTGCGACTGTGAATTTCTTACTCTCTTCGAGCTTCCAGCTTTGGTCTTCTACCTTACTGTTTACTGGAGTTAATGGTGCAGAAGGGTAGTGTTGTGTTTCCCTTACTGCTGAATTTTGTTTTGGTGTTGACCAATTAAAGTCGGCCATTGTTTTTGCCTTGGGCTTAGACATAGATTTGGTCTTACGTTTTTTGCCATTAGGTCCATATCTAAGTGATCCTGCATAAAAGTTAGTTACTGCCATTTCGTTTACCCTCATACAATCCATTAAACAATCGATTGTTAATTATGTGTGTCATGTTCTCTATATCACTTAACACTACATTCTGTGCTTGAACTTGTAAGGCTACATTATCCATTGCATTACATAATAGGTCGACACTTTCCTGTAACCTATCTACCTTTTCGTGTAGAACTTCTATCCTAGCTGCCATTACACATTTCCTGGTGCTTCAATAAGCAACTGTGCCATTGGTTTTTCTTCTGATACTACGACGAAAGTTCCATCGCGGAATTCACGTGTAACCAATCCTGAGTTATATGCCTTTTCGACGTATCCGTCCTGTCCTAAGATGTACTCAATTTGGCCTGACCATTTTTCAACAGCCATTTTACGTCTTTGGTACTCTACTGCATCAGTGTACTGTGTCATATGAACTCCTTCCTAATTCTGCTAACCTTATTAGCTCTCTTAACTTCTGATCCCAGAGTTGTTTAAACTCTGGATTTTGTGCTCTGTCACGAGCTGTTCTAAGAGCTATAGCTCTCTGTATTGTTCTATTAGTCCCAGTCATTTTTCATCTCGTTATATACATCCATATAAGAAGATCCTGCGATATAGCTTTGAATGTTTTCTTCGCTGTGATACATATTTTCTGGTGTATTACATTCGAAGGATGATGGTGCTTTATCACCAGCCTTTGCTACTTGCCTGGTGAGCTTTTTGTGCAACTTCATAGCTGCTTTTGTTTCGGCTTTAATTTGAGCTTTACGAAGATCCATTGTGTGTATTACACGTTTGATTTCTCGTTTTTCCCGAGCCTTTTCTGCTGCAGCTTTAATGAGTGCAAGTCTATTAGTATCTTTCATTATACCCCTCTTTTTCTATAAATATCTTCTACATGTTTTTGTGCATCTTTGTTCATAAAACCAAATTCGTCACATTTTCTATATTCTTTTTCATACGTTAAGACATAGTCCATATCATCACAGTAACTACAACCAGTAACACCTTTGTCGCAATACTGGTTATCATTTTTAGCATCTTTACAGTTTTTCCAATCTATCATTATATATTCCTTATACCGCTTTTAACATTGATAGTGGACAATTCCAAAGACGACCGTTGATTTCAACGACTGCTTTAGTACGTTTGATTTTAGTAACAATACCTCTTTCAGCACCCGACCTTGAGTCGACGATTACTGGTGCACCTACGCTGATACTGTTTTTAACATTAAGTGCCTTTACTGCACGTAATTGTTTTTGTTTAATTTTGATTAATTCAATAACCTCGTTCATTTCTGAAGTTGATGAGATTGAATCGATTGCATTAATAATAGTTTTTTTCATAATGTAGTTTCCTTATCAAGTTTTTATTTTATATGTATATTGTACCAGGTCTTTAGGCAAATGTACAGTGTTTTCTGCATTTATTTGCAATTTAAATTTCTTCTATAGTAATCCTGTAGCTTTTTCCATTGGTGTCGGTGCATTCAATAGTCTTTCGAGTTGATTGCATCCAACCTTCTTTATGAAGATCCATCTTTACTCTGCCTACACTATCTATTAATCCATTAGACTCAGAACAATCTTTATCAAGACCAGGTTTGATTATAGTGTGAGCGATGTAGTCGCAATAAGCCATTGGAAAAGCCATTATGATTCGTCCTCAGCTCCGAACATTCTGGCCCAGCATGCCGGTGTACATCCAGAGATCAAAAACTCTCTTTGATCTACTGTCGCTTCAGGCATTGCGTCCTGAATGAGAGTACCATTCTCCCATAGAGCAATTTGCTCTAGAGTAGCATTGATTCTCATGGTGTGGCTTTTGCCAGTGACGGGGCTTGTTTTTTCGCATAAAATCATAATATATTCCTTGTTTGATTAATTTATATGTATATTATACCATAGTTTTTGGTTAAATGTACAGTGTTTTCTGCATTTATTTGCAATTAATTTTACCAACACGTACCAAATAGATATTCTTCTCTGGCATAAGCTTCCTTTTCCCAGGGTTGATTGTGGTACTGATAGTTACGTGGCTTACGACCCTTCCAGGATCCACTGTAGCCGTCCAGTTCCCCTCGTAAATATTGTTTGGCATGAACCATCTCATGAGCCAGAGTTTGCATCATCTCGGCCGTTGAGTAGGGTTCTCCTTCACAAGTTTTGGCTATGTTAATAGTTATGTATCCTTCCTTACGATCACCCCAGCAATTACCCTGGTTACCATCGTCGAGCTCTTTACTAAACCTGACGATAATCGCCTTAGATCTCAATCTGTGGATGTTTAACGACCTAGATAGGTTCTCTAAGTAGCCGTATATGTACTTTTTGTTCTTTATTTGACCATTAATCTGTAAATAAATCATAGATTTCCTGATTGGTTAATATAGGTATATTCTATCATGGCTGGATCCAAATGTACAGTGTTTCTTTATACTTTTTTGTTATATCCTTATAACTCTTTATAACTAAAACGCCGCGGCGAATACGTACATTTCCTTCTCTGTATCGTACACTTCCTTACCATTTGGTAACCACACCTCACGGTTCTCACAGTCGATTCCGACCTCATATCGCCTACTAGCCTTACTTTTGGCGAATAACTGAATGTCCATAATTTGTGCTAAATCGTACCACAATTTACGACCACCTTTACTCTGGCATTCTCCGGCCTGTAGAGTGATTCCTAACTTCTTAATTATATAGCGATATGCCTGGGCCGCTATCCCTCTACCTGCATAAGATTTATCCAATTTGGTGATATCTACATGCCAGGCCTTAAATTTGGTCCTTGATAGATTTATATATAGAACCCTTTTTAGCCGTTGTGGTGACCTTCCATGGGTTACAGTTGGATCAACTACCTCAATTTCCATAAAACCGTCCATAGAACGGTCTACGTATACGTGGAGACGCCTAAAAGATCCTATTTTTTCCCAATCTTCGTAGGTCGGTCTACTGTCGAAATACCCGAGCTTTTCGCTCTTTTTCATGTGGATTCGATCCATTCCCTTTCCTTATCATTTAATATAGGTATATTCTATCATTACTGGATCGAAAAGAACAGGTTTTTCTGCCGTTTTTTTATACTTTTTAGTTATAAGGTTATAACGAGGGGGAATATATGGTTATAAGGTCCTTTTTACCTTTTACGGTAATTTGGCCAATTTTTGTGCATTTTAGGCTAGAGGGTAACCTGGTGTAGGTATCCCCAGAAATGATGGTTTTATTATCGATATATTCCTTTCTGGCCGCTGTGGCCTCTAATCTCGCGGCCAAATTTACGGCGTCTCCAATGACCGAATAATCGAATCTAGACTCACTACCCATATTACCTACAATACAGTCACCCGTATTAATACCAGTTCCGACGTTAATAGGGGGTAATCCCTGGTCGCTATATTTCTTCCTAAGCTCGTCGGTTTTCTTTTCTATATCTATTGCTGCTCTTACTGCCATTTCGGCGTGCCTTTCACATTCCAAAGGAGCATTCCAAAAGGCCATAATACAATCACCCATATATTTGTCTATGGTTCCGCCATGGCTTAAAATTATTTTGGTCATAGCATCCAGGAATTCGTTAATTAATACTACCAATCCTTCTGGATCATTCTTATTTTTATAGTGTTCTGATATAGGAGTAAACCCTACGATATCCATAAAGAGGAACGACATCTGCCTTCGCTCTCCACCAAGCTTTAATAGGCCTGGATTTTTCTGTAATAGGTATACTTGTTTAGGATCTAAATATGTCTCAAACTGTTTCTTAATCTGTTGCCTTAACATATATTGTTTATAAAAATTATTAAAACTAGCTGATGAAAAGACTGTTATATATAGTAATAGAAAATAACTAATATCAAGGAGAATTCCCCATTCATTCCAGACGTATGCAACAGAAGCTCCGATCGAGATCGCAAGCCCAGCGAAGAGCATGGCTGATGAACGAATCGAACGGTAATATACAATATAGACTAAGAGTCCCGAAGCAATTAGCATTACCAGGATTTCAATTAAATCCGCCCAGAGAGGACGAGATATCGATATTTCATCCATTATTGACTGGATGGACGCAGCTTGAATATGATGAGCTGATTGAAGACCAGCAGGAGTTGGAATCTGAGCCGCTAATCCCTTCGCCGTCAATCCAATTAGAACTGTTCGGCCCTGAAGATCAGGTAGCTTGGTCCCGACCTCTATTTCCGTAAAAGTGTAATTATGGTTAATCCAGAATGATCCATTAGGATCTGTAGTAATTCTAAATGGCCTAATAATTATTTCTTCTATACCTACATCGTTAACCTTTACGGTATAAGATAATCGTTCGTTAGATACTCTAAGAAGTTCTAGTGCAAACGATGGGTATAGTTCCTTATTAATTTGACTTAACAAAGGTATTCTACGCACTAATCCATCAACTTCTGGCATACCGTTTATTAATCCAGTGCCCCATGCACCTTGTTCTATTTCAGTTATATTTGTAACCAATCCTTTATATCTTATAGCCCAATCTAATGGATCACCTGTACCAAATGTTGCTGAACCTACATAAGGTGCTTTAGTGCTTCTTCCTCGTTCATCTGCATCTTGAGATAATATAATACCATTATCGTTTACCCAAGAAGCAAACACTTCGTCTCCACCAAATCTATCAGCCTCTGGAAACATTAATGTAAATCCAATTAATCCTGCATTAGCGTTTCTTAGATCAGATATTAATTGTGCGTAAGTTTGACGAGGGAATGGATATTGTCCTAATAAACCTAAGGATTCTTCTCCTATATTCAGTAGAACTATATCTGATTTTTTTTCTGGAATGGTAGAGATATATTGATCAAAGGTGTTTAATCTTAACTGCTGAACAGGGCTAGGATCGATTACTCTTATGGTTATAAGAATAAGCGATAATATTATGGTTGTCCAAATCGATGTTATATATCT